TTTTAAATGTAGTTCTATAACTTGTATCTGTATCATTTTAATATTTTATTTACAATTCCTTCAATGCTTTTTTGATCTTTCCTGTAAGCATCTATAATATGACAAATATTCTCCATATCGTATATCGCAATTTCACTAACTTTTTTAATAAAAATATCAAAAACAGTATAGACTGCATCTGTAGCACTATCATCTAAATCAAAAAACTTATCATAATGGTCTTGCTCTGCTTTGATTAACTCCACTAAAACGCTATTTAATTTATTTTTAAGCGATTGTTTATAGTATGGTGTATATTTTATTTGCTCAAGTTGATTTAAAGCAATTTGACAACTCATAACACTATTAGTTATTTTATCTTCTATTTTCATTTAAGTAAATTTTTAAAAGTTCTTTATCGGTATATGCATTTGAAATTGGATTTAATCGTTTATATTTTAAAATCCAATTAGCATAATCAATCATTAATTCTTTAATTAATATTTCTTGCATATATAATTTATCGGAGTTCCATATTTGCTGATTAATATAAAGTAGTCTATCTCTGATCATAATAACTAATTATTAAAGTTAGCAAAAAAAGTATCGTTAAAACTATTATAAATTGTTCCATTTTCTACTCCAATTAGTTTGCTTAATTTCTTCTAACATCTCCTCGCATTTTTCGTAAGTTTTTTTACTTAAATAACTTTTCCTGCCATCTGGGGACAAACATAAACTTCTCTCCTGTGCTATCGCCCATCTTTCGTAAACGCTTAACTTTGTGAAGCGCATTACATCGGCTTCATACTTTAATACTTCGGTAAATTCTAAAAATGATATCATAATTTTATTATTAAAAGTTAAAAATTAAAGGTTGTTTTTTTTCAATTAAAAAAGTATTATCACCCATATCTTTTAATGAATAAATATTACTTGTTTTTAATTTATCATAACCATTTTTTTCAAAAATTAAATCAATTAATTTAACACTTGAAATTCTCAATCTTGAATTTTTACCACTTTTATTAATAACTATATTACAACCTGTTTCATTATTAAATTGAATTACTATTTTATCTCCAATCAATCCAATTCTTACTTTTTTATTTGATTTATAAATATTAGTGAAAAATTCAGAAAAAGAAACATAATTACCTGCATTACTTGCTTTTAATTTTTCATTTCGATATACACTAATATCAAAATCTTCTAATTTATTTTTGTTACCTCTTTCAGTAGAAATATCTACCCATTTAATTAAATTTTCCATAATTGTTTTTTTTTTAAATTGTTTTTTAAATTATTGTTAAAGTTTTATAAATTCTATTAATTCTATTTGATTAATTCTGTCTTGTTCTAATAAAGTAATAAGTTTGTTATCACTAACTCCTTTTGCTTCTATTCTACTAAATGCTTCCATCATTTGCTCATTGTTGGCTATGTTGCCACCTAAAGCAGCAAACCAATCTTGAAACTGTGAACATTCTTTTATCCAATCTTCCATTTTTATTTTAATTTATTAATTATACTATTTATTTTATTTTCGTAATAAGTAAGTTCTGTTTGTTTAGATAAATCGTAAAGCAATTTTAAATCGATTTTAGCAACTCTAATTTTATCTTCGAGTTCTTTTACATAAATCTTACTTTCATCGCTCTGGTCGTCTTGGGATAGCCAAAAATTATCTTGTGCGTTTGGTTCGAAGTCGTAATCTTCTGTTGGATCATTTTTATATTTTGTCATAGTTAAATTCTCTTTTTAATATTTTTAAAACATTTTTTTTATTTAAAGCTGAAATGTAAATGCAATCTTCTTTTTTTGTAACTTTTTTTTGGGCTATTAAATTTCCTTTAATTGCTTCTTCAAATTTTATTGCAGGTATTTCATCAAACTTTGCAATTTCTATTATTTTTAATTTTAAATTAACCTCAAATAAAGTATGGTTTTTTTTAGGAAAAATTTTATTTTCAAAAACTTTTTGTATTTCAATTTGTTTTTGTTTTATAGATTCTATTTTATCCTTTTCTTTTTTTCATTTATCATTTTTATATTTTTTACAAATTATATCGATTGATTTTAATATTTCGGGAAATGCTAACAAAGGTAAATATTGGTGAAATCTCTTTAACTCTGTTTGCTCTTTCCATTTTTTAGGTCTACCTACTGGGTTTTTCATATTCTTACTAATTGTGTTATAAAATAGATTGCTACTATAAATGCAAATGTTAACTGCGGTTTTTTGTGTTGGAGAAAGTGTTTCATTATTTTAGTTTTTATTTTATTTGTACTCCATCAAATTTAGTAAAGTGATTTTCTTCTTTAATAAATTTTTGTTTAAATTTCAATTCTTCTCTTTTTATTTGTTCATTTGATAATTTAGTTGCTGTTTCTAAATCCATACCTAATGCTAAAAATTTTTTTATTAAAGTTGTCATAATTTTTTGTTTTAAAATTGTTAATTGTTATTGTTTGATGAGGCAAATATATAACTATAATTTAATGCACAAAAATTATTTACAATTATTTTGCATAAAAATATTAATTTATAATCATTATAAATAAGGATATCAGTTTATAACCTTAAATTATTAGTATTATTTCAGTGTATAACCTTAAACTTATAGGTGAAAAATACTTATAAATGGTGAAAAGTAGATATAAAACAACCACCTCGTTAGAAGTGGTTAGTTAATTATTAAAGGATTCGAACCTTTAGAAGTGATAAAAATCACTATGTTTCCCTATGTCGCTATTCATTCACGATTACATTAAATAATTAACTTAATTTGTGAGCAAACATTTTAATTATAGTAGTAGGTTTAATAAACTTACATACTAAACGCAAAAAGAAACCTGCGTTAGTTGTTGATGGCGATGATGCATATTGTGTCGCTGCTTCATCTAAAATATTTTTAATCGGTTCAGGAATATTATTCATAGTATTTAAATTAAGTTGTTAAATTTTAAAAAGTTCATATAGGATGAATTACTAATTTCGTAGGTATATTCACAATCGCCACATTCCATTAAACGTTTAACTGTTCCCATTGAAGTAACATTATTTTTTAATAGTGTTGGATGCTCACCTCCACAAGTAGGACAACTATATTTTAAGTTATTATTCAAAACTCCTACGTGAGTATTAGTTTTCATATAATTAAGCATTGTAAGAAATACATCTTGCAAAACTACTATATCACCATTACAATAATTAACCATTTCATCCATTGCTTCAATATCTCCTTTCATAACCTTAACCCACATATCAAATCCACTATGAGGAATTTTTGCACCTACTCCTAAAAATTTAGCGATATAATCTAACTTATTTGAGTTAAAATTAAATCCGCTTTTTGCTTTTTTTAATGTATCTAAAGTTCTATAATTAGGTAACATTGGCACTCTGTGATAAATACATCTTGTTCTTATCCATTTAATATCGAATCTATCTCCATTATGAGCAATTAATTCATCTGCCTGATTTGCTACCTTAACGAAGTCAATAAGCATTTGTCTATCACATTGGTTTTCATCCCATTTTAAAGAATAAATTTTATCTTCATTTTCCCATTTATAAGATATGCAGATTATTTTTCTTTCATCAATTATATTATCAGGAGTAATTGAAAGATTATAACCTATTCGCCAACTATAAACTATATTAGGTGATGTTTCAATATCAAAAAATAAACGTTTGATTGTATATTGTCGCTCACGCATTTTTAATAGTTGCCTTTCTTCATTTATTGAAATCCGATAACGATTATGTTTATTTTTTGGGAAATTAAATTTTTGAACCTCTAAATCTGTTAACCTATATCTTCTTTCTTTATTTGGCATCTATTCGATTGTTATGGTTACTTTTCCAACTTTTAATGCTTGTTCTAATTTAGGATAAAATTTAGCGATTGCCTCACGAGATCCTCCTATAAAATCCTGACCTCTTGTAGTTCCCAAAAGTAAACATCCCTCTGTATCTTCAGGTTTATTTCCGCTATGTATTCTTACTCCTTCGTAATTTGGAACATTTAATAATAATGGCATCATTTTTTTAAATCTGTTACTCATTGTCATTACTACTTCATAAGTTCCTTTAGGTATTGCAGTTTTACCAAAAACTTTTTCTTTACGTTCAACATCTTCCAATGTATAACATTCAAATTTACCATCAATAGATAATTCTCCTATTGTAGATTTATCTGTTTTATGAAGTCTTTTTAAAAGTAGTTTCATTTATTTTTATTTTTTTCCATTAAATACCATTTACGCATAGTGTAACAAATAGCGATTAACAAAGATATTATTTTAAGAGTTACTTCAACATCCGTAAACGAAAAATATATTGCTGCTAAATTTAGAAGCCAAAGTCTAAAATCATCTAAATTATGATGCATCATTTGTAGTATTTTTTTTAGCACTTCCGAAATAGTAGCCAATTACTGAACTCATTAACCCGACTACAGCGATTTTAGTATCATTATCCGCACCATTCCATCCTAAAATGTATAAACCTGCACCTATAATTATTAACGCAATTATGCCTTGTATGTTAGCTTTTTGTATCATAAAATGTACGAGTTTTAAAGTTGAAAAAAGGATTTTCCATTACTTCAGTTAATAATTCATCAATAGCGATTTCATTTTCTATTAATTCAAGTTCAATCGCAGTTGCATATAAAACTTTACCTGTATTTTTATCTATTATTGTTTTCATTTAGTTTGAAATATTAGCCATTGTAAATGTTACACTATCTAAAGAAGTTCCTAACTGCACCGAAAAAAATACATATAAAGTATTAGCAGGATTTGCTGTTACGGCAGTTAATGAGGAAGAAGTAGCGAAAATATCGGTTAATAATGTAGAGGTAGGCGCTGCTGTGTTTATATTTCCACCTGCTAAAGAAAAATTCCTCTGCATTGTCACAAACCCTGTTGCTAAAGTAAATGTATAAGTTGCTATAGTTGTAGCACTTGCAAAAGTACTTGTAGATCCTATTTTAATTCTTAAAGTAACGTTACTTGTTGTAGTTCCTTTGTTTGCTTGAAATAACATTTTCATTATATCATTAGCATTGAAAGTTCCACCTGTTATAGTTGCAGTTGCAACAACTGTTTCTGTAAGAGTTCCTGTAGTAGTTGATTGTGTAGTATTTAAATATCGGTAAGGATTGTAAACTAAAGATGCTTGTTTACCATTTAATTGTGTTTGTATTGAACTCGTAGCATCATTATAAGTCTTTTGATTTTCGGTTTGATATCTTTTACCTGTGCTATCTGCTACATCAGCAGTAGTTAATGTAATATTTGAACTTAATGGATAAGTATTTATAGTTCGTGTTGTTGGAACATAACCGCTTAAATCTTGATCGCCTGTATTACTACCGCTTAAAGTTGTTATTCCTAAAATAGTTTTAATATTTGCAGACGTGAAATAATCTAAAATCGCTTTAACTACAGGAAATTTAATTGTACTTGTTTCATTTCCTGTAAACGTTGTTACTTTATTACTACTATCCTCTTTTGCATTCCAATTAGTAGCACTTGCAATTCTATTATCTGCAATACTTACTCCGTTCCAAGTTGCCGAGGTTATTGAAGCAGGAACATCAAAAGTATTAGTACTCCAACTTACGTTGGACGGTGCTTGAAAATGTGCATCCCAACTACCTGCAGCGATTGAATTATCAATTAATGTTAATACTAAATAACCGCCCGAAGGTATTGACTTAACTAATGTATTAGAGTTGTTATTTACAGATATAGCACCACTTGATTGATTATTATTAAAATCATAAATTGCACCATTTTGTAAAGTAGTAGCATTTGGTAATTTTATAGTTTGCCCACCATTACCGGTAACTAAATAAGAAGGTGTTGAACTTACATTTAATACTATTTGAGTTCCCGAAGCAGCAACCGAAGTAAATCCCTCAAAAATATTATTTACTTTTAAATTTCTACTTCCTAAATCAACATCTGTCGTTGCTCCTGTGTATGGTATTAAACCTGTTAAATTTTGATCACCTGTATTAGTTCCGCTTGTATTAGATAGTTTAGTAATTTCTGCAGTTGTGATAAGTCTTTGTCCTGTTGCTAATAATGAAGTTAAACTACTTATAGCATTATCATAAGCAGTTTTTAACGCATCCGTTAAATCATTTTTTGTTAATGAATACCCTGTAATTTTATCAACTTTATTGGTAATTAAAGATGCTACAGAAGTTGCAAAATCGGAAATTGTAGCAGCTAATTGTGTACCTGTATGATTTGCTCTATTTTTTAAATTAGCATCGGTATCATTTGCAGTAGCCCCTACTTGAATTCCTGCAAGTTTATTTTTCTCTGTAGTTGTATAGTTGTTATCCGAAACAGGGATAGTAACATCTCCTGTTTGTCCGTTTACTGAAGTAACCGCACTATTTGAAGTAACTTTGTTAATATTAACTTGAATTATCTCCTCTGTAATATTTAAAGTAACATCTTCCGTAGTTTCTGCAACATTAATATCTATAACTTCAGTAACTTGTGAAGATACTATATTTACAATATCATTATCCTGTTGAATATTTATAGTTACGTTATCTGCCATTATCTTGTAATATCACATAAAATATTAAACATTCCTTTAACCCAAGTTTTTACAGTATTATCTGCGAAATGTATTTCAATATCGTAATAATAATTATAGGAAGGAATATCAATTATTTGTTTATTGATTTTAAATTTTCCATTAACTGCATCTGTAATAGTTATACCTGCATTTGTAACTGAAGTCAAAGTCAAACCAATTACTCCTCCGCATTCTTTACGAAGTTGCATTTTAATAATAGCTCCTGTTAAATTAACTGCAGCATCATTTATTTTAACTTCAAAGTTGACTGCTTCAAAAGTATCACCTTTTATGTTTTGAAAATTTAAACTCATTTTTTTCTAATTTTTTTAAAAACTTTTCTAATTTAACTTCGTTGCTTTTTTGCGAAGTAAGATTTATTTTTCTAACTATAGTACCCATCCTGTAAAACTTGCATCGTGATCCGGAAACATATCACCATTTGAATTTAAATTATATTCAGGAAATTTAGATTGATTGTAATTCATATAATCAATAAATCTTGTAGTATAATGATTTGCAACGCTTCTTTCTTTTTCAACTAAATAATCAATTTCTGCTTTATCAACTGCAGTTGCACTTTCGGAAGTATGTTTAAAAACTCCTTTATTAGCTATAGTATATGCACTAAAAGGTAAAAATTCAACCATTGCCCAATGTATTAACATTGGTTTAATATAGTCGCTTAAAAGGTCTTTATAAATTTGTGTTAATGTATTTGCAACAATTCCATCATTAAACTTTTTAAATAGTTTACTTCCTAAATAATTCTGTATATGAATATCTTGAGCAATAGAAATATATTGAATAAATTTATCAGTATCAATATTACCATTCATTGCGGTAAATTTCACTATATCATCTCTTGTTATAAATAATGCCTTTGCCATTATTGAAATCTTTTATTAGTTGGTAAAAATCCGTTGTAAGGCATATCTTTTGGAGCAGTATAAACTAATTTATCATTAGTAGGTAATATTTCGCCCTCTTTTCTTGCTTTTGCAGGACTTATTTCTTCTGCTAATGGTGAATTAACATCTGCTTTTTTTCTGTAAGTTTCACGAGTCCAAAAATGATGACAATCTCCACCACCTTTATAAAGCCATATTGAATAAGTATCTGCGCCTTTAGGTCCCCATCCCTCATTAACTGCTTGATCGCCCATTGCAATAATATCTTCTTTTCTATAAAGTTTATTAGCAGAAATCATTTTATTGCAAAATTCTCTTGAATTACTACTTAAATTCCCTGTATATCTATAGCGACTTTTAAATAATTCTCCATCTGTTTGACTACTTGAATTAGGTCTTGCGCTTCCTGTACTTACAAAATTAAATA